TAAAAACAAAGGAGTAACAAAATGCAGGAAACACAAGCAACAAGCATAACAGTATGTCCAGAATGTGGGGCTAAACTAGTGCCGGAAGGGGGCTGCGCTTATTGCCCGGCCTGCGGTTATAGCCCATGCAAATAACAATCATAGTCGGGTGGGTCTTACTAGGCTGCTTAGCATTCATATTCTGTTATGCATTATGCGTTGCAGCAAAAGACGGAGACAATCAACCTAAACCAAAATAATAGGAGGTACATATGGAAGGCATCAATAGTTTAATCCTTTTCCTACAAGCTCATTACCTTGACCTGGCGGCGGTAGTGGTGTTCGTACTACTGGGGTTTTTGCTTTGGAAGAATAGTCCAAGCGGTAGACTTTATGTATCCAGCACAATCAGAGAGCTGGTTGCAGTAGCTGAATTCGAATGGATGTCGAAGCAGGGTAAAACTAAATTCGCACAAGTATACAATAGACTTCCATTCATTGTTAGACTTGTATTTAGTCAGAAAAAGATTAATGACCTTGTAGAAGTAGCCTTAAAGGAACTAAGAGAAGAGCTTGATAAAGTAGAGCAAGCCTGTTTAGCTGAAGGCGTAGACCCTGATTCAGACACTAACATGACTTAAGTCTTTCCATGGGGCTTAAGTAGTTAGTCATATTTCCTCCTAAATATAGCCTTTGTACAAATAAAGGCAATGACTCATCAGGAACAGCGGCCTGATGAGTCATTATTTTTATAGAATTATTCCGTAAAAACAACGTTAAAATATATAATAACATAAGAAACAATAAACCAAATAAACGGGAGGATTAATTAATGAGAGACTATTCAATTCCTGGTGCCATCAATTCAACAGGTCATAGAGACAGGATTTGTAGCAGAAAAATATCAGAGGATTGCTCTGATTGCATTCGCAATTCAGAGTGCGAACAAAGTACAAAAGAACAGAAACTCATTAAACGCCTTGTAGTAGTCTACGATAACGGATTAATAGACATAGTAGAAGTTGGAGCAACTGACGGTGTAATAATCCAAAAAATAGGAGACAAAAAACAAATCATATGTCAAGCAACATTAAATCAAATGATGCAGGCACAAAAAATAATAATCAGTGAAATGACTGAAGTAGACGGAGAAGCTACAATGCTTTTAGCGCTTCAAAGTTTATTAAATAATATGGAATAACACTACATAAAATACCACCTACGTAAGTAATTGCGTAGGTGGTATTTTTATATATACATTGCTATTTAAAATCAATATACAATATATGACTTTCAACATTATAGTAAAATTATAATCTAATGTGTGCAATGTATAGAAAATCTAAAAGAATGTCTAAACTTCTTGAAAAATATACTATACATTGCTATTAAAAAATGCTATGCAGTACTATTAAAAAACGGGGTAAAACTTTCCAGAGTAAAAAAATAGGGGTTATAGGTGGGGTAGGGTTCCAAAGGGTTAGAATTAAAACCAAATAATTTTAGAAATAATTTTCAAAACTATAGAAAATGGTAAATCTCAAAATTGAATGTCACTTTATGACTAAACGCTGACATACAAGAGTATTAAATAGTAGGCTACTCAGGAGCATTTATATGATATTCAGTAGTATTAAAACACACAAACAAACCGATTTAAATGGTTTATTGGAAAAATGGAAAAGTTATATTCGGAGAAATTGGCAATGAAAACGGTAGATAAATGGAAGCCGTATTTACATAATGATGAAAAATAAAGATTAAAATTAAGATTAAAATTATTGCAATTCCATGTAGAAGTGGTATAATTAAAGAGTAAGTTAGGTGGTTTTAATTTTAATTCCGTAAAGAAAGGCAGGCCGAAGAATTATGTTTAATAAATTGATATTTGGGCTTCTAAGGAGAAGTCACAAACTGCAAGACAGATTGCAGTTAATCATAGAAAAAGTAGAAATATCTGGCGTCAATGATGCCGAAACTTCTGCTCTCATATTGGAACAAATGTTCCAATATGCTGACACCAATGCCAAGCTATTGGCAAGAGTATCAACCATGTCCGAGCAGGACATGGATTTAGACGATCTAAATGTTAAAGTCGAAAGACTTTTAAAACTCTTTGAGAGTAATGTAGGAGCAATAGCCTGCTCCGACAAAATGAAAACCGTCCCAATTCGTGGACGGTCCGACATATCCACAGAGTCAATAGCGGCTCTGTACGCAACTGGTCTCTCTAACAAAGAGATCGGAGACCGCCTCGGCATTACTGGGGCAGCGGTGGCGGACCGCTTAAAAAAATCCGGTCAATATGTAGGCAAGAAAGCCGACTATGGTAAGAAAAGGAGAACAGTATGATAGAATTCTTATCAGCTGAAAAAAAATTAAGATTAGAGAATAAATTAAAACTTATATATGAAACTGTATTATCTTTCAGAGAATACACAATTGCATTCAATAAGGAAAGCGAATGCCCAACAGTGGCATTAATGGGAGAAATAGTTGAAATGCAAGAGTATGGACAACTAAAAGCTCTATCTAATCATAGAGCTTATAGCAATGGTATACTTGTAATTCTGGTATATGAGAGATGGTATCAGTTAATAGCTAATAAAGATACATATTGCATAGATAGGGGAAGAGATGAATATTAACAAACTTAAACTTATATACAATATAATATATAAGATTAAAAATGAATACTTCTGTTTAAATGACGGCAATATTACAATCTTGTCAGCTGACTTTGAAATAATACCAACATATCCTAACTTAGAGTATAAATGTGCTGTACAAAACAATGAATATACGTGGATATATTATAGACATGACCACTCCTGTGAAAAACTACATACGCGTTCTTGTGGGGTTGAAGCTTTAGGATTTATCAAAGACATGCTATAGTATATAAGGAGAATTAAAATGAGTGCACATGATCAAGGACTTATGCAAGCAATGCAATCAACTTTAAAGTTTAATTCGGAGCTAAAGCGCTTCGAATTTTACATAATAGCAAAATGCGGCATCCGTTCGGGTTGCAAGATTTGCTATTATCCCCTCACAGGGATAGTAACCAGAGATGACGTTGAGTTTGGTGTAATAACCAAGTCAACAGATGCTAGGGGTTATATGAATGCAGAGATACAATCTCCGTATAAACCAGAGTGTTATGCGGATAACACTGTAAACTGGTTAGATGGCAATCCTGTATCTGTTCAATATACTGCATACATTGAACGTATAGTTATAGCCATCCAGGCAACACTGGCTGGCATAACAGACATTTCAGACCTTATAGGAAATCATAAAGATTTGTTCAAGATGAACAATCTTTATAATAACGTTGAGTATATTTCTCAACGTGATAACGTCATTCATGGAGCATTGGGTTGCTCCATATTGCATTATGACGAATTCGCACATATGTGTGAATATAGAAGTAATGCAAAGCACACTTTTAAGGGCCTTATTGCCGGCATTCCGGCAGCAAAGGTTCTAGAATTATATGACTGGTCCGCTCCCTTTAGGGACCAGTTAGACACTTACAAAAAGTCACTTACTTATAAATTAAAGAAAGGAGAAGAGCGCGAAATAGCGTTTATCAAACCCCAGGTCATCCATGACTTTATTAAATTCATAATGTGAAAGGAGATAAAATGGAGCTACTTGAGTTATTAAAGAGAAAACAGAAAACAATAGGTTCAGATAGAGATATATCAAATGAAATAGAAACAATTGCTTTAAAATACCCCGAACTTAAAATAACAAGCCTAGAAGTAGAGACACAGACAGAAAGACTTCACTACACATTAGAAAAATATCCTCGTACTATCATACTAGGATATATCACAACAGTATACTATGAGAGATAGGAGCTACAAATGATTAAAGACAAGTATAATAAAGCAGTCATAGCATTATGGCTGCTTTCTCTTTTAGATATGCTATTAACATTACGTAGTATATCTATACATGGAATAAAAACAGTCGAAGGAAATCCATTGTTAATCTGGTTATACAATCAGAGTCCTCAACTTTTTGTGATATCAAAAGTATTAATAGTATCAATAGCAGTAATAATACTATTGTATACTTCACACGCAGGTGTGAAAGTATACAAAACAGTAAAAATATTAATAGCCGCATATATAATAATATGCTGTTTAGGTGTTGTAGATATCATAACAGCTATCTATATATACATATATAAAGAAATAGTACACATTGTAGCACTGTGTTGGCACTGGTATAACACAGGAATTAAGCCGGAGGTATTCTTATGGAAATAAAGAAAAAAAGCGATTTAGTTTATATTATACTAGATGTAATATTCTGGATTACATTAGGAATAACAGTAACAATTAAATTATTTAACACTTTATTTTAAACTAAATCATATCACTGGGGGCGGTACTACGTACCGCCCCCTTTTAATATCATAAAGACAATTATAACAATCACTCCATTATGGCGGCACTACGTGCCGCCCGCTCGCCCTATATCTATAAACAGATCTATAAATATATAATGTATTATAAAATATATAAAAGGGGGATTCGTTAAATGCAGATATCAGGAGATAAAAAACGTCGCCTAGCCTGTGAGCAAGCAATAGACCGAAAGTTTAAGACTTTCAAAGCATGCGCAGAAGCATGCGAAAAGCATGCTAGAAAGATGGGAATACCATCAACATGGTCTCAGTTATCTGTTCAGCACTATGCCACCTGTTACGCAGACTTTAGTATGCGTCGCATCAAAGTCCTCGCAGACTTACTTGGATTCACTGACCTAAAGGAAATGGACGAGAAATACACACCTCCAGCAGTTCGTGGCGCTGGGTTGAACTGGGTGGGCGATGAGGGAAGCATCGCTAGGGATTTTGAACTTAAGGCAAAATAACAAATAGCAATAACCCCTAGTAGTTATCTACTAGGGGTTATTTTTTATTCTATTATAGATCGGCATATATGATTAAGTATGATCAACAATATAATATAGTATAAATAATATTTTGTCATATTTTGAGTTATCAGTTGACAGAAATTAATTTCGGCTGTATGATTGAACCAAAATAGGGAATGGAGGAAGCGGGGGGTATTGCTGTGGCTGGTACATATAAAATAAAAGACACTAGCACTTCCGCTTCTTGTGTTGCACGTAGAGAAAGCATAGCCGGAGTAGAGACAGCATGTAAATCTGTAGTAGTATCAGAACTATACACAAAGCTACAAACTGATAATAGGTTAGATAGATTTCTTGCTCTTATACAATACTGTTCGTCAGAAGGAAAGACAGTAGATCAATTAATAGAATTTTTGTTTAAAACACTTCCAGGATATTTAAATAGTAGAGACTTCAATGCAACTATATTCAAAGCAATGTGCAAAAATCATTCAGACGTGTCAGCTGCTTGGGGTTTTGGTTGTTTGGGTGATGCTATAAATATGACTATGATAAAAAATAGAGCAGTACAAATAGCAATGGAAACTAAAGATATAGGGCAAATAAAGACATTTAAAGAAATGTATGACACAGTAGTTAGTGAACAATCTAAGCCTCCTGCTGTCAGATTTACGTTAGAATTAAAACAGAGTGAGGAATCTGATTGATGGATATCAATCTAAATAAAATAATATCTAAGACTTTCCTTGAAATAGCATATAAAATAATAAATTGCGACATCATGAAAGCAATTCTAAAAGGCGGACGTAATACAACTAAATCAGCAGTTGCTGCAATTTGTTTAGTTGTAGGTTGCATGATAAATAACGCTTCAGCAGTAGCAATAGTCAAACATAACAACAAAGTAGAAAGACGATTAGCATCCCAATTTAGATGGGCTATCAGTATATTAGGAGTCGGTGCTTATTGGAAAGAAAAAGTAGGAAATCAAGAATTTGTGCTACTTGATTCAGACGGAAAAGAAACAATGAACTCTATTCGCATGACTGGGTGCGATGACCCTGAAAACCTCAAATCATATAGGGCTCGTTTAGGAACATTCCGTTACGTTTGGATAGAGGAACTAACAAACTTTAAAAATGCCAGAGAAGTAAACAATCTTATTAATACAATGGCTCGTGGTGGAATGTGTTGCGTTATACATACATTTAATCCACCTGAACGCACAAGTAATTGGGTAAATGAGAAATACAATGCGCCAGAAGGCACAGTTTTAAATAAGTCTAGCAATTGTATTTATGAGGAAGTTGAGTTTACTTTTGAATCAACAGAAACAAATGAAGCTAGAACAGTCAAACTCATTCAAGCAATTCATCATAGTACATACTTAGATATAATCAGAGACGGCAATGCACACTGGTTAGGAGACTTACTTTTAGCAGAAGCCAAACTCATGGAAATAGAGAATAATGATAGATATAGAAATGAGTGGCTCGGAGAAGTAATAGGGACAAATGCAAATATATTTAGAAACGTAAAAGAGTGGGACGGAGATACTACTGGATTATCTCTTTCCCCCTTATTCAGGGGTTGGGACTGGGGACTTGGTGGACCTGATACTTGTGCGTATACTACTTGGTTCTATGATAAAAAGAATAAACGAGCTTATTTAATGTTAGAGTTTGGTTCGCCTAAGATGGAAGTAGACACAATAGCGTATGAGATGAAAAAGGTAAATCCTCACAATTTCCCCATCAAGGCAGATAGCTCGGTTCCGATACTTAACAATCAACTTATAAACAAAGGGATTACAATTGTAAAAGCTAAAAAGGGTCCTGATAGTGTTAGAGCAGGCATTGAGTTCTTTAGAAATTTAAACGGAATATACATTAACAAAATTGCAACAACACAATCATTTAAAGAGTTTAAAAACTATGAATATGTAATAGATAAAGACGGGACAATAACAACACAATTACCAGATAAAAACAATCACTTCATTGACTGTTCAAGATATGCATTTGAGGATGAAATAAGATACAATGTAGCATAGGGGAGATACAAATGGCAGACTTGCTTGATATGTTCAGGCCTCAGACAGCAGGAAATTATGAAACAGATTTCTCCTTTATGGATACATCTAAACAATTTCCCCCAGTGGAAGTAATGGGGCGTAACATGTTATATAAATACATGATGCGTCTATATTCTGGTAAATACGGAGCAAATAAACAACTAACAGCACTTATAACAAATTCGCTCGGTGTTAGAACAGAAGAAGAGATCCCTTATAGATGTATGACAATCAATTATTTTAAACTAACAGTATCTAAAATAATAGGGCTTATGTTTTCAAATGATATAACAGTTAAAACTGGGGATTCTGTTAAAGATAAACTTATTTATAATCTTATAGAAAGAACCGGATGGACAAAGGCAATTGTTGATGCTACTCGTATGTGTCAAATAAATGGAGATGCAGTAATAAAAACATACACAGGTGGCGCTAGTGCATTTTCCCCCTCACATTGTTTTAAAGTAGTAGATAAATATAATAAAAAGAATGTTATAGCATATGTTATAAATCATACAATAAGTGAAAAAGATGGTACTGGGGCAGAAATACCTAAATACGTTAGATTTGAAATTCATTCTAAAGGTAGGATATTTGAGCAAGTAAAAACATATGAAGGTAATTCAAGATATGGGACTATAGGCGTAGGGATCGAATATAACTATAATAACAGAGTAATACCCGCTTCTGGGCAGGTTTATTCTACTGGTGTTGACGATTGTGAGCTAGTACAATGGATCTCCCTTAATACTATAGTCGACGGTGTCTACGGGACTTCCCCCCTCGTAGACATCGCCGATATAGTGTTTGCTTTAGAGCAACGCTTATCCAGTGAAAAATGGGTTTTAGACAATCATGATAAACCATATCTTATAGTAGGAATGACAGCAATTACAAATGACGAAAATACTGGTTCTTATAAACTAAAAGCAATCAATGGCAAATATTTAATATCAGACGGTTCTGACCATCCAGAATATTTAACATGGGACGGTAAGTTAGATAACTCTACTAAATTTAGAGAGGACTTACTGTCTTATTTTTATGAACTTTCTGAAATGGGCAAAACCTTCCTTAGTGGTGAATATTCTGGTAATGTATCAGAGGAGACTCTTTCCAATACAATCAAATCAGCAATAGATAGGGCTAACAGAGATTGCTTTGATATATGGCCTGACATTCGTAAAAGCTTATATACATTATGCAAATTGAACAATATAGATATAAAAATAGAGGATATAAACATAGATTTCAACATAGGTCGCAGCAATGATCAGAAGCAAATGGCGCTCCTGATTAAAGACCTAAAATCAACCGGTTTACTATCAGACAAAACAATATTAAAGAACTACATGGGTTATTCAGACGAACAGGCAGACCTAGAAAAAGTATTAATACAAACAGAAAGCGGAGGGAATAACAATGACACTCATGGAAATGCTAAACAGGATATTCGGGGCAAAGTTGAGTGAAGAGCTTCCAGACGGTACAACTGTACAACTTGGAGAGACTCTTCCCCCAGCAGTTACTAAAGATGAGGGTGTTAAGGTTGTTAAAGATTCAACTCCTAAAACAGACCCAGAAACATCTGAAAAGCCTAAAGTAACAGAAGTAAAAGAAACAGAGAAAAAGGAGCAAGAAATGAAAGCATTCGCTGAGGGTTGGTTTAACAGTGAGACAGGTACGTTAGATGAGTCCAAGATTTCAAATCCAGAAATGCTTGCGGCTGTCAAAACAGTAGTAAATAGCTTCAAGGCAGGTCAAGACAAACTAGTTATTTCATCTGCAATCTCTACCGAACTAAAGAAATACAAGTTAGCAACCACTGAAAACACGGCTCTTAAATTGCTGGATTCTTCAGCAATTAAAGTAGTAGATGGCAAAGTAACAGGAGTAAAAGAAGCAATCGACGCACTAAAGAAAGCTGAGCCGGGTATTTTTAAGAAGTCTGCAACCCCTGTAGACGAAGGCTTTGACCCGACAAAGCAGAAAACCACTGCTCCAACAAATACATCGTTTGCTGAACTAGGCCGACTTGAATCAGAGACCTTAGACGCATAAAAGAAAGGAAGTATAAGAAATGCCAGCATTGATTGACATTGCCCGTTCAGGGTTTACCGGCATCAGAACAACTCCTGTAGTTGAAAGAGCTATCAGGAGTTACCTCGTCAACTCGGCAATCATGAACCTGATGTCCTTTAAAAATATTGGAATGGCTTCCAATATTGGAAATCTTCAGGTAACTTACAAGATGACTTCTTCTCCTGGTACTGCCGGTAATCGTAAGATTGGCGAAGAGTACACCCCTGACAATCAGGTTTCTACGCCTGTGACTGTGGGCCTGAAGGCTATCGGAGGAGCATTCTCCACTGATAGAATCCTCGGACGTGCATTCCCCGGTGGTAGTGCAGGCATGGACGTTTGGACAGAGGAGCAGGTTGCTCTCAAGTTAGACGCCATTGCAAACGGATTTGCTCTTAAGTTTGTTAAAGGTAGTGCAACAACCGATGCAGATGACTTCGACGGGTTGTCTGTATACCTCGCGGCAAACTCTGGGCAGGTTAATGCAACTCCCTATGACATCGTTGGCGGTTTGACAGATGCAGAAGTTATCAAGACGGAGAAGCATCTAAATCTTTCCATCAATTCAATCCGTAGGGGTGTAAAGCCTAACCGCATCATCACTACTCTCACCGGCAAGGCACTACTTCAGACACTCAATGCAATCAGGCAGCGCGCCGTTAATACTGTAAGGGTTAACGATGCTGACTATGATATGTACATGGGTATTCCGATTGTAGACCTGTCCGATGACTGTTTCCCGACAACTGACCTCACAGATGACAAAATTCCGGTTTATTTCATCTATGTCAGTGACACAGATGGAATATTCACAGCAGTCCCTGCTGACGGAAAGATTGTAGATATTGGCCTGCCTAAACTGGATTCCGGGCTTGTTGTAAATCCCGGATTCTGTGAAATGTGGTCGGCTCCTATCTTTCAGCATTACAAAGTCGCTTCCAAGTGTTTCATCACTGAAAGCGCAGCAGTCTAAAAATCAGGAGAAGTTAAGTAACTAGGGGCGGGACTTACGTCCCGCCCCCAGTAATTTAATAATATCATATGTATACAATAGAGCATTTATAGTCAAAACAAGTTGAGTAATTATAATATATACATTAAGATAGTCTAAAGTGATTAAAAGTAATGTGGGGGTTAATATGGCATTCGTAGTAGATTCAGATACTTATATGACACTAGTTGAAGCCAATGAAATCGTAGAAGAAGAATTGTTGTCTGATAGTTCAGAAGCAGTAGTATGGGGAAAACTATCATCTAAAGATAAAGAGATTCTTATTAAAAAAGCAACAAAATTAGTAGATAAAGTTATATTCCTAGGAACTCGGGCAGGCGGTTTAATGGAATGGCCTAGATACATAAACAACAAACTAACACAATGTCCGACAGATGTAAAGATAGCAATTATATTACAAGCATTAAGACCCTTAGTAGAGAATAATGAGGAAAATAAGATGCAGGAGTTAGGAATTAAGAGCTATTCAGTAGAAGGCTCATCCGTCTCCTTCAGCGATAAATATAAAGTTAAGACTCGTGGAGTTTATACTGACATATTCCAGGCTTATTTAGAAAAGATTACATTCTAGTATAGTCAAATACAATCATAAGCACATTATCATTTAAATCATATATAGTTAAGTACTAGGCTATAAAATGTGCCATTTCCGGATTACTATTTGCCGCCGCAAATTCTATATATAGTAGGAGGTAACTATGATAGGCTTAGATTACTTTAAAGATACTGCCGAATATACTAAAGGTACTAAGTCAGAAGGCGGCTTCGGTCATAATACTTCCGAAGTTACTGAAACTGTGGTATGCAGACGTATAGGAGAGCGTGACGTTTTAAGGATTAAAGGGGAAACTACGACAGTACTAAAGCAATATGTATACCGAGTAAGATTTAGAGCAACTCCTGAAATAGACAAAATGGACGGAAGAGTAATAACAAGCTGTGAACCTGTAAATGATTCATTTGGTAGGACTGTGCACTTTCGTGTAGTGGTGGAATGATGGAGCCTTATGTAATTCCTGATTCATTGGCATTTAGTGGCTTTAATTTTGGTGGAAATGAGTACGGGTTGTCAATGTTACAACCATTAGACATTACGCCAGACCCTCAAGCACGTATGGTAGATGATATAGACGCATATGCAGACATGAACTTAGAGCAGATATTTCACCACTTTAACAAAGTTACAAATAAACTACAAGATAAAATAGAGAAGAGATATACTGATTCATTGGAGTCAGAACGTAAAGGACTTAGAGTAACATCAGACCGGGATTTGTTTAAACGGTTTGATAAATTATCAGGAGAGTTAGACTTTGACGAAGACAATGTAGCCGGCGTATATAGGGTAACAAGAGACCTTATAGCCGACATAGATAACACAAGGGAATGGCTTAAGAAATACAATAATTATTTAAAGCGTCATAAAAATGAAGATACACCAGAGATAAAGCATGAGAAACTTATCAATTTAGGTAAAGCGATTCTAGCTCGTGCGGTGGAATTGTGCCCAACGGTTAATGGTAATCTTAGACGCTCCGGCACTCTTATAGATTCAGGCTCATATATAGTTATATTATTCACCGCTCCTTATGCAACATATGTTCATGAAAATATGAACAGTCGTCATCCAATAGGGAGAGCAAAGTTCTTAGAGTTAGCATTGCAAGAATTCATGCCTGACAGAAAAGTATGGATTGAGATGCATGGTCAAAATGCTGTTTATGCAAGAATAACGCGGGGCGGAAAATTAACATACCGTCACTATGACTAGTAGGGGGAAATGATATGCATCGCATATATCAAGTAATATCAGAAAAACTTGGCACAGAATACCCCCTTATTACATATAACAAGATGGACGATAGCAAGGAGAATTCAGTAGGAATCTTCTTATATCCATCAGAAGCAGATAAAGAAACCCTTGACGGACAGACTGTTTATGAGTCATTAAAGGCTCACATTCAAGTAAATGCTGAAAGGAGTGATGCGGGTGAAATTAAAGCCATAGCATACCTCAGAAACTTTGTCAGCAGGATAGAATCGGAAAAGAGTACAATTCCAGGCGTGAAGTTGAGGGGTTGCCTTCACGTAGGGATGAAGTCTCAACCGATAGGCGTCAACTCGTTTAACATCCCTGTCTATGTCACAAATGTAGCAATCAAGTACATACTAACGGATTAAGAAAAGGAGATTAAACAAAATGGCAGGTAGCATAACACAGAAGGACAGTACCAGAATTTACATGAACACAACCACACCTGTGAAGGCTGACAAGCTTTCTAACGTGGTGTCCATTGGTGAAATCGGGGCAGCTGCAGATGAAGTAGATACTACAACCATTGACTCCGTCGCTAAGGAAAACGTTGGCGGCATGGATGACAATGGAGAAGTAGCTCTCGTCCTGAACATCGTTGACACCGAACTGACCAAGCTCATGGCTTGGCAGAAAGACAAAACCAAGCTTAAGTGGGGCGTTGTGGCTGACGATGCGGACGGGGATGCTATCATTTCTCTCTCTGGTTCAGATGCATGGATTAAGTCCTGCAAATGGAACGGAGCAACGGTTGGTGGCCTTCTGCAGGTTTCTGCAACAATGCGCCTCTCTGGTGAGCTTCTCACCACTTACACCGAACCCACGATCTAAACATTGTAACAGGAGGGGGCCTTACGGCCCCCTCCCTGTACAATAATAGAAGTAATACAATAGTATTTAGGAGGAAGCATTAAATGAGAAAGCTTACAACAAAGTTCCTAGCATCAGAAATAGCCAAGTTCGAAAAGAGAAACAACTGCGGCATCCTAGACGGTTTAGACGTTGGAAACCTGGCAGTTAACAAGATAGCAGACCTAGTTCGGGCGGGAAACAAAGGAATGACCGAAGAGCAATCATATACAAAAGTAGATGAATACTTAGCGGATGATGAAAATACGCTTATTGACTGCTTCATAGACATAGCAGTAGAGTTAGACTCTGATATTAAAGTATTTAAAAAGCTTGGTTTGTCAGAAGAGAAACTCAGGGCTCAGTTTGAAGCAAGCAGCAAACAAGCAGCAGATAAACTAGATGACGGAGATGTATTCATTGAGTCAACTGACTCAGTTGAATAACTTTTCCCCCTAGAATCAGTAAAACATATGTTAAAACAGAGAGGGTAATGTTATCTAGCATTACCCTCTTTTGTGAATAAAGGGCAATATGGGCATAGTATACACTTGTAATAAATGCGAATATTATAAAGTATTTATAATACCTAACGGAAAAATAGGTAAAGATCATAATGAAATAGTTGCTCCTGCAATGCATTGTAAGATTCCTCTTGAAAGTATTAAGTTTATCTGGTGGAAAAAGCAAATATGTTACACGCCAACATGGTGCAAGAAAAATCAACATTATAATTACTAAGGAGTGATTCACTTGTTTCAGTTATATACTGATATGTTAAAACGTGAGAGAGACTTGTATGACGATGTATTAAGCAAGTTAATTATAGAAAGAGCATCACATGAAAAAACTAAACTAAAGCTTAGGTCAATATGCACTAAGTTAGAAATGTTAGAGAATAGACTTAACAAAAGCATTAATAATAAAAATTGTCAACAAGATTAAAAATATAGAAAGGGTCAAAATTAAATGTTAGTCAAAAGATTTTATGTTAAAGACATTAAAACATTTGAAGAGGACTCTGATATATCGATTATAAAATTATTTGAATCATATTCAATAAGTAACCTTATTAGCTTAGTATCTTTAGGCAATGGTAATTGTTCAGAGGAACATGCATCAGAATTAATAGATACATATCTATTAAATAATGACCTCATAGACGCTTATAGTATAGTAAAAATCTGTTTATTAGGAAACACTGAACAAGAAGCGGAGAATAGGGACACAGTACCAGCAAACAAATATAATAATATGACTGATATATATTCAGAAATGTGCATGCAATTAATGTCAATGGGTGTCACTTATTCAGAGTTTTGGTCTATGACGACTAAAGACATCTATAAGGTATTTGATAGTATAACGACTAAAGTTATACAAGACACAAATAAACAACTCATGATAGCACATGAACAAGCAAGAATGACAGGCCTAGCAGTCTGGGGTAACCTTGAAAAAGACGCTCCTAAAGTTGGAGCAGCTAATAAAGAAAATGATATGGTAACACTTAAAGGAATAGGCACAGTAACAAAACAACATGCAAGCAATATAATTAACCTTATGGCTATTAAAAATAGAAAGAAGGTAAAGTAAATGAGCGATGCTATTAATGGAACAATACAAAGTTTAGACACGCTATCAAACTCAACTAAATCTTATGCAGATTTATTTAATTCTGCTAATAAAGCTATAGCATCAGGTGTATATGCTAGTAATAGATCTATAGTAGAATTAGGGGATGAACTTAGCAAATTATCAGATGAAGCTAGTGATTTAAAAACATCACTAGCTAATGCTATATCTATTAATGACACTGTTGAAATAGATAAACTAGTTAAAAAATATCAAGATCTTGAGTATACTTTTTCAAATCTTGGGGAAACTTTAGAAGAAGGATTAGACTCCTTAAATCGTGCTCTTGCTCAAGAGTTTGACACATCTTCAGTAGATTCTATTAAAACAAAACTTAACTCAGCTGTAAATGACTTAGGTAAATTCAAAAAGCAGTATGGAGTTACACTAGATTCTATAAATCCAGAGTTTGAAATGTTTCAAATGCAGTTAAAAGGTCAAAATGATCGTATAACATATAGCATGGGTTTGCTTAGTCGTTATAAATCAACAAGAAGTGCATTAGAGCTATCAACAGGATTCACAATATCAGAATTTGATATAGGTGATGCTGTTAAAGAAAAAGAAGACGAGATTAAAGATTTACAAGATACAATAGATAGCTTAGTAGGAGACGGAACACAAATATTTAACACTGCTGATAAAGAATATATAGACGGATTAAAGAAACAGATTAAAGATTTAGAGACTTATATTAAATCTTTAAAATCTTCTGTTGGTAAACACACAGACGGATATATTGACTTATACAATCAGACAGAAAATGCAGCAAAGGCAGTAGATGTAAAAATGCCTTTGATTAACCATCTCGGAAACAAGGCTAGCGAAGTAGTTTCTACGCCTGAATTAACTGACGAAATAGAAAAAATAGATACTCTAAACCAACAAATAAAAGCAATACACAAAGCGAAAAATGATAAGCTTGATGATGCTGATAAAGATACTATTAAACAACTTAAAGAGAGAATAGCGGAATCTGAAGCAACAATTAAAATTATAGAAGATTCAGTTGTTAGTAGAATGGATCCTAAAGATATTGCAATGACACCATCACAATATAACAATAATAATAAACAATCAACGTTAGACTTAGGAGATTCCTGGGATAATCAAGACATACTTGAAGCACCAAAAGTAAACAATATAGATAACTTAAATACTGAGAAAAAAGTAAGTAAAGATATTAATGAGATACTTAATGAAAAACAAGATATCATTAATAATATATCTGATGAACTAAAGGAGCAATATCTATCAGACACAAAAATAGAAGAAGCAACAAAAAGAGGTTTATCTAATATATCAACATATCAATCAGGTTTGAATGCTATAGGTAGAACAAGAGTAGAGCAATCAAAATCACCAATCAAAATAGATAGTAGTAATATTAATCAAGTAGCTATAGTCACAAGCTATAAAAATAATGCAGAAGATGCATTATTAAAGGCTAAGCAGTTACAAACAGAACTATTAAAAAATGCTGAAATAGCTTCAGACATATCTAGAACATCAATTTTAAGTGGCGGAGTAACAATAGATACAAACGCACTTGATGATGTACAATCCATATTAAGCAGTCCATATAGAATAAACCTAGATGTAAACTCGGCTGAGTTTAAGCAACTGGAAGAAGCCGAAATAATACTTAAATCTGTTGTTCAACAATACGCAGATTTAAGAGTTGCTATGCCCGAAACTGGTGATGAGTCTAAACTAGGTAAATATTTAGCTCTTAGGGAAATGGAGTTAAAACTAAATAATAAAGAAGATGCTGAGAAAAATAGAGATAGAACTGATAAAGAATATATAGCATCACAGAGAACAATATTAGCAAATGAGAAAGCTATTGCGGCATTTAAATATATGCATAATAGTGAAATGGCAAAGGCTAAAACAGCTCCTGAACGTAAAGCAATAGACTTAAAGTATAATGCAAAAGAAGTTAAAGACATCAATGGAAAAGTAACACAACCTTCTGGGCTTATAGAAATGAGAGAATCCCAGATAAGACTAGCAAAAGCGAGACAGTCATTTATTACACGTACATATGGTGAAAATGGTTTAACATTACCTGAAGTATCTACTAAAAATATAAAGCCAGCAATGGGGGAATATTACAAACCTTATCTAGATAGCAAAAGGGCAGACTTAGATGCATATAGAAACAATATGCAGGCACAAGACAAAGTAATTAAAGAAATACTTGGTAATAAAAAGCAAGGAACTAACACATCACAACTAGAAACTAAACTAAAAACATTAAAAGACAATATGGATTTAGCGTTCAGGACTAAAAATACTGAACGTTTAATGCAGTTAACTCCAGAATACATTGCTTTAATAGACAAACTAAAAAACAAGATAGAAGGAGCAGCAAAAGCTCAATCAATAGCATCAAAAAGACAGGAAGACAATTTAAAGAAAGAGTTTAATGCAACTAAATCATATGTATCAAATCAAGAAGCCGAAACAAAGAAACCCATGGACTACAAGGATCAAATAGATTACTATACAAAGCAACTCCCTAAATTCGTAAAGAATTCAGAGGGGTATTACTCTGTACTTAAATTGTTAAATGCAGCAGAAACAGCACAATCAGACGCAGCAAAAGCAGCAGCAGATAAAGACATAAAAGCTAAACTAGCTATAACAAAAGCATACATTGCTCAAACTGAGGGTCTTTCTAAAGGTACTATTAGTTATGCAGATAGAGCAAATTATTACTCTAAGCAATTAAAGTTGTTTATCAAGGATTCTAAAGAATACACAGAAGTATTAATGTTACAAAAAGAAGCAGAAAAAGCAGCAGAGGATGAAAAAGAGTCAGACATTAAGAATAAGACTAAACAAGATTTTGATGAAACAAAAGCATACGTATCAACACAAGAAGCAAACACAAAACAACCTATGTCACATCAGGCTAAAATAGATTATTATACAAAACAATTACCACTATTCATAAAGAACTCTAAAGAATGGATAGAAGTATTAAAATTGTTAAACGCGGCAGAATCTGCAAAAGATACTGCTACTAAAAAAACTGCATCAGATAAAATTAAAGATGAGTTTGATACAACTAAATCATATGTAGCAAATGAAGAAGCACGAACAAATAAACCCATGTCATATAAAGATCAAATAGATTACTATACAAAACAACTCCCCAAATTCGTAGTAGAATCTGAGGAGTATATTGCTATACTCAAATTAAAAAATGCGGCTGAGAAAAATCAAGCAAATGAGTCAAAATCAGCAGCAGAGAAAAATAGAGCAACACTCAAAAACATAGGCACAGGCATAACAAGCACAATAACTAAAATCACTAGTACAATAAGAAGTGCCTTCCAAAACATTAATCAATTTGTCAGTGGTGCAGTCAGGGCATTCCAAAACGTAGGAAATGCAATAAGACAGGTTGTAACATTTGCAACTGGCTTTGGTAACAGAATTAAGCAGGCATTTGGTTTAGCTACAACAGGCGCCAATGGTGCAAATAAAGGATTTAATATACTTAAAGGCACTGCTACCGAACTACGTTCTAAATTACTCCTACTATCAGGCGCTTTAGAGCGTGTTTTCAACAATCAATTATTAATAAAAGGTAACAAGTTATATTCTTCAGTATATACATTAAAGACTATAATGGGAGACGAGTTAACAAATGACACAATAGCCTGGGCCAACAAGATGGAATATGCTTTTGGTCTTAGTGCTAAAAATCTACTAACAGACCTTAGCCGCCTTAGTACAATTATGTATGGGTTAGGAATGGCAAAGGCAGATGTTAGTGTAGCATCTAAAAACTTTGCTATACTAGCTAGACATTATGCCCTCATGGGTCATTATGGTGGTAGTATAGAAGAAGTAACAACAGCAATCATATCCGGTTTAAAGGGTGAAACGGAAGCAATTGATAACTTAGGGCTTTCAATCAAAGCGGCCCAAATGAACCAATACTTAAGAGATTTAAAAGCACAAGGTGGAGAATATTCTAAACTAGGAAACCGTATAGAGGACCTAACAGAACAACAGAGAGTATATGTCCGTTATGCTGCTATTATGGAACAGTATACAAGTAAGTATGATGTTACTGCTTTTGCTGCTTCTCTTGACACAGTTACCGGTAGAATAACAATATTAAAAGAAGCATCATCATCTTTTGGTGTTACACTTGGGCAGGTGTTCACTCGTCTATTATCATCAGTTGCTCCTACACTAACATATATTGTTAAATTCATAGAGTCAAAGATAAGCGGTTTAGCAGTATTTCTAGGTTCTATACTAGGAACAGACCTAACAATAGGCGTCTCGGCAGACATGAACAATAGTAACAAAGCGACAGATGGATTAAATAAGAACCTAGGCAAAACAGAAGAAGAATTAAAAGCAATAGATGATGCAGCGGCAAAAGCCGGTGAATCAATGAAAAATGCATCAGTTGCAGGATTTGACCAGCTTGAAAGCGTAGATACTAAATCAGATAAAGCAGGCGCAGGCGCAGGTGCGGGTGGAATTGATTACTCCTTCCTTATGAGCGATAAGTTAGGAGAATTAAATGCGTTAGCAGATGCTGCCACTGTTAGTTATTATGAGAAACAAAAGGAAAGATTTGAAGCATCATTAGCTGAAAGAAAATCAACATTTATAAACTGGATAAAAGATATAACTGGGCGTGCAACAATAGACCTAGGGTTTAATTGGCCTTCAATAAAGCAGAAGTTAGGCGGGATATTAGGCGGTATTAAACTAACTCTAGGCAATGTTGGAGCGTTAGTAATATCAATAGGAATAAAGGTTTTAGATGATATAAACATAGGCACTCTTATAGATAATGTTCTAAAAGTAATAGCAAGCATTGTTAACCTAGCAGAGACAATAAGTTCTAAATTAATGCCTGAAGTAAATAAGTTCTATGACAAGTTTATTTCTCCTTTAGTGACAGAGAGGGGAAAAAAGATATCAGATACATTACTAGCTATTTCGTCTGCTATCAATGATATATCTACAAATATATCATTATCAGGTGCTCCTGACCTTGTTAAGAAATTCGAGGAATTCAAAAAAGCTCATCCAGTATTACAAACCATTATAGACATATTTACTAAAATTAAAGAAATAGGTAATACATTGATAAAAGAAGTATTACCTCCAATACTAGCATCATTCGGTGAGTTCTTAAAATCTGAGTTCCTTCCCTGGTTACTTGGTAAATTAAATGAGTTAGGAGAATGGTTAAAAGAGCATAAAGATAAAATTAAAACACTACTAGAAACAGTAGGCAATTTCGCATGGGATACATTTAAATTATTCGTAGAAGCAGTAGCAAAATTGATTGATTATATAGTAGAACATCCTAAATCAGTTCAGAACTTCTTTATAGCCTTGTTAGCACTAAATGTAGCAGGTTGGTTTATTGGTGCTGCAAATGGTGTTTTAGGAATGATCACCAATCTTAAAACATTGGGGTTAATGAAAGCTCCTAAAGCACTTGCAGAAGTAGGAGCTGAGGCAGCAACTAAGACTGGTATTCTATCTAAAGTTGGTGGTGGACTAGCAAAAGCAGGTGGAGCAGTAGCAAAAGGAGCCACAGCAGCAGCTGGTGGAATTGGTTCATTTGTTTCCGGTAGTGGTATTCTTACCGGTGCTGGAGCAACAACAGCTAGTGGTATAGCAATGGCTGGGGCGTCTGCTGCTCTTGGTTTGTTCCTTGTTGGTAAAGATGCAGTCCAAGGCATGGATAAGAGTACTGATATATTTGGCACACAAGAAGGAAACACAACATCGGCAAAAGTATCAACAGGCATAGGATTCGGTTTAGGTGGTCAAGCAGGTGCCTTTGATGCAGCAAAAACAGCAGGAGAAAAAGCAGGCAGCATAGCATTAAATGCGCTTAAAGGCGCTGCTCTTGGTGCTGCTCTTGGTTCTGTTGTCCCTGGCCTTGGTACTGCTGTGGGTGCTTTAGTTGGTGGTGTTGTTGGTACTGTTACGGGTGTTATTGGTGGAGAGAATATATCCAAAGTAGTCAATGGCGCTTGGGAAGGGCTTAAGACTGGTGCCACTGGTGCATGGAATACTGTTTCATCCACAGCCTCAAATGCCTGGGCAGCAGTTAAATCAAAGGGATCAGAAGCAGTAACAGGGGCAAAAGAATCAATAACAAATTTAGGTGCTTCTGTTGTTGAAAAATTCGACAGTATGAAAGGCAAAGCTTCAGACCTTTGGACTAAAGTTAAAGAATCAGAACCATGGAATATTGCAAAAGGAGCTGCAACAATTCTAAAAAATTCAGCGGTTCAAGATTTCAACTTAGTTAAGGATACTGTTTCAGGTTTATGGACTAGCGTGAAAGATGGTACTGCTTGGGATACTATTACAAAAGCTGCAACTACTCTAAAGAATTCAGCAGTACAAGATTTCAATTTAGTTAAAGACAGTGTATCTAACTTATGGGACAAAGTTAAAGACAAGAGCGTATGGGAAGTTGGTGGAATGGCTGTAGATGGCATAGTAAAATCATTCTCAGGATTAAAAGCTAGACTTTCTCCAATATGGTCAGATGTTAAATCTGGTGCTACATCAGTACTAGCAGGCATAGGAACAACACTCACAGACATATGGAAAGGAATAAAAAACGGGATAACAAATGCAGGAAATTACCTGACTGGTAAAACAACTCAAGAACCTACATTTACTGTTCCAAATGTTCCATATGTTAGACCTCGTGCAACTGGTGGTCATTCTATGACTGGTCAAATGTTTATCGCCAATGAAAACGGAGCTGAACTAGTTGGAAACATTGGGGGCGGTATTGGTGCTGATGTGGCAAATAATTCTATGATTATTAAAGCCATAGAAGAAGCGTCATATAGAGGACAAGTTAGGGCAAATGCAGCAAACAAAAATAATAGGGGTTCCGGAGAAATACATCTCCATATGAACGAAAACGGCATTACAATAATGGATGAAAATCAGTTAAGAAAGTTAGAACAAACATTGTCAAAATTCAGAGGTGCCAATATGTCTAACATAGCTAACGTTGAGTTTTCACTGTAACAGGAGGAAATTATGGCAGACTTTTCAATAGACGGCATAGAGTGCAAAAGACCTACTACATATCTAACTAAAGTCCACACAATTACACAAGATTCTGAGCGTCTTCCTGGGTCTTATAGACTCGTTGCCCCTTATAAGGCAACAGTCTATGAAACCATATGGACATATAAAATACTAACAGGAGCTGAATATGACATTTTATATAATGCTTTTGTATTTAGTAATATAGCAAATAAAAGCATTGAACACACATTAAAAACAATCAATTCAAATACTGGGGCATCATTAACTTACAAAACATATACTCCTGAAACATTTGAAGGTAATCTTATCAGATTAGTCAACGGTAACAGAGAGTATAGAGATGTAACATTTACGTTTATAGGTGTTGGGGGTGGAGAATAATGGTCGAACGCGTTACCAGTGTACAATGTGAGTTAACTATAAAACTCAGTAACGCTACAACCATACCCTTAAAGTTGGACGTATTTGGAGAGCAGCATAATTTAGTTAACTACATTACAAATATATCTAAAAATGAGTCATCTAGCGCACAGGGCGTTAATCCTGTTGGTGTTGTATCAAGTGATACACTTACAATAGAATTAAAATCCGTTGATAGATCATTAATTCCAGAAAATGAAGCATCTCCTTATTTTGGATTCATGGACAACACAGCAATAATATTAATAAAATTGATTGATGAAATAGGAGATATAACATTCGGAAAAATGTATGTTAGTCAATGGTCCCCACAAGTAACAAGCTCTAACCCTTATAGGGTCGTTATTGAATGTACTGATATACTTAGCATCATAGGAAAAAGCTCTGTTCCTTCTATAAATATGCCTGAAGGAATGCTTACAAAGGATTATTTTCTAGCAGTTATAGATGCAGTAAATCTTAAAAATGATTCAGACCATCAGTTAAATTACACTGCGTCAGACATCTCATTTAGTGAGTTTCCAGAGATGCAATTTAGTGGAATAGACTTAACAAATATGTCGGATTTGTTTAATATCATAAGCCAGTCAACTCTAACAAACATATACATAGGTAGAGATAATAAATTAAAAACTGACTACTGTTGTAATGACACAGCATCAGAAAGCGTCTGTACGTTATCAGATAATGTAAATCTTTTAAACATTTCCCCAACAACTGGTGGGCTAGTTGGGTTTAATGGTGTTAAAGTCAATTATAATATAGGAGTCATTAATCCAATATCAAAGGTCGTAGAGTTAACAAATCAGCAATTAGTTATAGGAGAAAACTCATTCACAAATATAGACTTAGGCGGAAATGTATTTAAAATCAACATTATAGAAATAGTAGCAGATGATGGTTCTGAACCTGTTATTACGCTTGTTGAATATAGTAAGAACAATCTAAAAATATTGTTGACTAGTGTAACTTCTACAACATGCAGTATTTATATATATGGGCAGACTGTTAATAATAGTCAAATGTTCATAGAAAAATATAAAGATACAATAAATAACAATTCAGTACTTACATTAACTAACACAATGATACCAGCTTCATACATTGATAAATTCTGTACTGAGATGGTTAGTTTACTAGGCAAGAAAAACTCAAGATTAACAGTAGCAGGATGGATAAACCCTAGAATACTTGTAGGAGACACGGTATATATAGACGCTGCAGCATCAACTAAATTAACAGGATACTACAAAGTAATCACAGCTACATGGAATATAGCAGCAGGAATAAAAGGTTCCCTACAATTAATGAAATTGATAGGAGAATAAGATTAAATGGTTGAAACGAGTGAACTAAATAACTACTCTCAAAATTCACTAAGCAACATAGGAACAGACCCAATAGTTTCGAGTATTGGTTCTATTAATCGTGACTCATCTGGATATATAACAGTAGGCAATAATTCGGAATGCATGTTCTCTTATACATATGATTTAAATAATTATTTGAATTGTAGTAGTATTAAGCTAGATTATGTGATATCAGACGTTAGTGGATTAATGTCAACAAGATACAATGGCAGAATAGTAATAGAAGTAACTATTAAGTACACAGATGGAAAAAATCAAATTTATAGAATACTTCCATATTTAGAAACAGAAACAAGTGGACAACTATCAAGCGTAGAAATACCAATTAAAAAAGAAAATATAGAGCAGGTTAAATTAAAACTAAAATACAATAGTGACACAACATCAACAGTATTATTTAAAGCTGCAAATTTGTTTAATTCCAGGACTGCGGCAGAAGTAGCAATAGATACATATAAAACAGTAATTATATCAGGTGACAAAGGATATATAACAGAGTTAACAGTTGATAAAATAGACACATCAAATAAAATAGAACGTTATAAAAATAGCGATACATCTCGTCTAGGATACTGGGAAGGACAAGACCAACATATTGATTTTATAGAGGAAGTCATAATTGAACCAATAGAGACTGAACAAGCAACAGCTCGGACTGGTGAGTTATTATATTGGGAAGATCAATTCATGCACGTCATAGATATTAAAGTTACTCCTTATCCTGTATTGCAGTACAAGTATGATAAATATGTAAAGATGTCTTTATTTCACTATATAGACTCGGTAACAGGATACGCAAACCCTAAAATTGTATTCGGTGCGGGTACTGGAAATGATTCATATCCAGATAGAGCAAAGGCATTCTTATACAAAACAGACGATGAGTTTATTTTAGAATACATGACTACATTTGATCAATTAAATAGTATTAAAATCGGAGAATATGGAATTAATATAGGCGGACAAGTTATAAAACTAAACGGCAAGGATTACTCATCTGATCAAATGGTTAGGGTTTGGGTTGCAGAATCATTTCCACCAGAAGCAACAGAAAATGATTTGTTAGTAGACACAAATGACTGGCGTAGATATCTTAAAAAATCAGTTACAAGCAATGAAGTAGGGTTAATAAACCAACCTGAGTTCATTGAGTTTACTGGATCTACATCCTTAAATTATACATTACCCACGACTGGCACCACGGAAGGCTGTATCAGTAAACTAAAAAATAGTTCTACTGCTATAATAAACCTTATAGGAACGATAGACGGAATTACTACTAACATACTATATCCAAAAGAATCCGTTGAACTTGCATATAACGGGACTGATTGGAGAATAATGTAACATGGGAAATTCGTTATGGCGTAAAACTTCTAACGGTATTGAACTAGTTAGAAACATAAACTCAAATCTAACAACAATGATTCCATCAAATCCAACATATGGTGACGGTTCCAGAAATGAAATAAACAATACATATAACAATAAAATATATGTAGGCAATGATTTAAATCCTTGGAATTGGTATTATACATATTATAATAATAGAAATTGCTACAATAGTATTAAAGATAGACTTGAAACACTTACCGGAGTAACAAGCCCAATTAGTTCGCATTTCTTTGATTTGTATGTTAGTGGGTGGAATGCAGCAACAAAATCAGCAACATTTACTGAGGATTTAGATAGACAAACAAATATAAATAGGACAATAGCAATAACGTTTAGTAATGACGCATTCGCATATGCTAACAAAATGAGTACATTTAAAATAAAAATAAGTAACAACTGGTATACTTTAAACCAAGCAATAGCAGCAGGATTTATAGAACCACTCATTTTAATGGGGGCATACAAGTTCGGATATATAGGTTTCATAAATGGAGCAGTACTAGGTCCGGTAGATCAAGGATTTGATTTCTGGGTTATCTTTAGACTTAAAAACCATCCTATAACAGCTATAACAGTATGGTTAGAAACATTTACACGTGGTAGCAGTGCTACCTATGTAAATATATACGAATACAATTCAACAATATCACTCACACGCGTAGGAAATCCAGTTCCTGCCCCTAGTGGAATCAATGCAATACATAGACAAAACGGAGGGTTAGTAAATTTATGACAAGACAAAAACCTAACAAAACAATTAATTCAAGTTATTTAGTCACTGATTCAGACATTGGATACACACTTAGATGTGAAAGTTTAACGGATATTGAAATAACTTTGCCATCACCCACTGGTAGATTAAACTTTGATTTACTTATTATAAACATGGAAGTAGGAGAAGTAACTTGCTTAGGTAAAATAATAACTAAAGACTCACATGCACATGTAATAGGAGACGGAACAGAATGGACAATCGCCACTGGTGGGGGCAGTGGATCAGAAGTAGAAATAGACCCTGTATTTATGGCTTCGCCTGCAGGGTCAATCACAGAAACAAACAAAACAAACTGGAATGCAGCTTATTCAAAAAGCCTTAGATTCTTCGAACCGTTAGTAAATGGTGACATAGAAAATCCTGAAATCATGTTCGACATAACCGGAGAAATCATAATGGTGGAGGTGTAACATGGCTCTTAACGCAAAAGCAATCGGGTACGCAAAACAGACAGTAGCTCCTGAATTACCCACAGCAGGTAACGTAAGAACGTACATTAAAGATAATGGTAGAATGTACACAATAGACAGTGCTGGGGTTGAAGTTGAGATAGGTGGAGCAGAGACAGATCCTGTATTCACAGCCTGGGATAAAGATTACAATGACTTATCCAATAAACCGACACTATTCACTGGAGCAAATGTTCCTGCAAATGAGACAGACCCAATCTTTACTGCCTGGGATAAAGATTACAATGATTTAACGAATAAGCCGACGCTATTCACTGGCATAAACGTTCCAGCAAATGAGACAGACCCAATCTTTACTGCATGGGATAAAGATTACAATGACTTAACAAATAAGCCAGATTTGTTTGTTGGGACTGATGTAACGGCAAATGAAACCGACCCAATGTTTACCGCCTCAGTTGCAGCCTCCATAACAGAGACAGACAAAACAAACTGGGACGCAGCTAAAACTCATGCAGATTCAACTCATGCTCCAATAGATGCTCAAAAGAATTCAGACATTACTAAAGCAGAAATAGAAGCAAAATTAACAGGAGAAATAGACTCGCATACACATGCGGGTGGAGGAGTAGTATCAGAAACTGATCCAGTATTCACAGCTTGGGATAAAGATTACACTGATTTAACAAACAAACCAACACTATTTATTGGCACCGACGTCCCAGACAATGAAACCGACCCAGTATTCACAGCTTGGGATAAAGATTACACTGATTTAACAAACAAACCAACACTATTTATTGGCACCGACGTCCCAGACAATGAAACCGACCCCGTGTTCGGTGCGTCTGCTGCGGCTGGTATCACAACACAAGACATTGATAACTGGAATGCTGGTGGCGGCGTTTCGGACCCACTTCCAAACGCACCTGCAACGTCTCAATCATACTACGTAGGCAAACCGCAGTGGGTACCGCTAACTGGTGTAGCATCAAGGGATTCAAACAGCTTAATAATCACTGGTGTAGGTACTCAGTTCACAACTGAGTTGCTGTTGTACGGTGCAATGAGGGTTGCTGGTGATACCGAAGGTACCTATGGAATGTGGACGATTGACACTGTTAATTCAAACACGTCCGTAACCGTTTATCAATCTGGTGACGCATTTACATCACAAGCACTTGAAGGATACAATTCAAACATGCTTGGCGATGATAATAATGACGGGCTAACTGGTGAAACAGCGTTTGCCACTATACAAAAAGCCATCGATCAAATATCGTCGTTTTCAAACACGCTAACCAATATATATCTTGGATATCATGAAGATACTACCCCCGTTACAATCAGTGGAAAGCATTCAGGTGCCATTGATATTGAAGTAACCGATATGACAACTCCTTGTAATATACCACACATGATATTCAAAGACTCAACAGCACAGATAACATACGGTAGCAAAGTTGAACCCTTATCGATGCGTGAAACATTCAAGATATCAGTATATAACGTTCGCAGTTTATCGATACGAAAAGTAGAAATCACGGAAACCATATACGCAACAAATTCATCCATATCAATAACAACGATTGGTATGATGGCGAACATTATACGTAAAGGGTCTAATATAACAGAAGACTATGCGCTACGTGCGGACAACTCAAGTACGATTTCAGTGAAATCGTTATTTGTGGACAATGCGGGCGACTATGGCATAATAGCTACGTCTGGTTCAATGGTGTATGGACTGGGTTGCGAAAATGTATCGGGTTCAGTGGCTAACACCTATGCAGGTGATGATGACAGTGGAACATTCATATCGCCATATTAAAAATATAAATTAAAAATAACATTAATTAAATACAAAGGAGGTACAAAAGTGGAAAAATCGGTTTATCTTTCACCGTCAACACAAGAAAATAATCATTACACAGATGGGGCAACAGAAGAGACAGAGATGAATAGTCTTTGTGACATTGTTGAGCCTTATCTAAAAAAGCACGGAGTCAAGACATACCGCAACAAACCAACAATGAACCTAAATCAAGTAGCAAATGATTCAAACGCTAAAAAGCCAGGTATTCATTTCGCATTACATTCAAATGCAAGGGGTTCATCTAAAGGGGTTGCTCGTGGTTGTTCTATCTACATTCATACTAAAACCTGTCCAGATTCATACAAACTTGCGGCATCTGTTTATAAGCAAGTTTCAGAAGTTACACCAACGGCAGACCGTGGGATAATGGAGAGTAAAGATCATTTCGGACCTGGTAAACCATTATATGAACTTGCTTACACAAATGCACCTGGTGCGCTACTAGAAGCCTTCTTCCATGACAATTCCGACGATGTCAAATGGTATAGGCTTAAAAAGACAGTGTTAGCACATGCGGTAGGAAATGGGATACTAAATTTCTTTGATATTCCAATTCAACCACAAACGGCAGAAGACATTGCGACAGAAATGCTAAAAGCTGGTTTAATAACAGACAAACCTTACTGGGTTTCAGTACTATCAGGAACTCAAATACCAAACTTCGAGTATTTAAAAATTACCTACTTAAGAGCATTACAAAAGATAAACAAAACAGCTATATAAATACAAATGAAAGCGAGGAGCACTTCACTATGGCAGATATCTTTTCAATTCTAAAATCAATCATTAACGACGGAGCAGGGCTTATACTTTTAGCAGTACTTATATATGGAGTCATCATGGTGGCATTAAAAGCTCCTAAAGCTATAGACCAGTGGAAAAATGAACAAAGCAAACAGAGAGAAAGACAACTAGAGATAGAACAAAATTCATTAAAGCAGTATGCAATAGCGACGGAAGTA